GAAAAAGCTGAAAGAGTGTAGCGATGCCGCACAAGTAAAGGAGCTGCTGCACCAAATGTCCGTTGGATAATTTTGTCATCAAAGAAATAAAAGGCTTTGACAATAAACCCTTGTATTATATCGAGGCGGCTGGACATCGGATCACGAATAACGTGACAAATCGCAAAGATGCTGAACAGATGCTCGAGAAGCAAAAAGAGCATAATGATGGCCGTTTTCGAAACTCTTGGCACTTGTTGTAGTTATTTGCCTATATTATATAGAGCTGAAAATATTTTTTTAATTTTTATTTTGGAAAGGTGTAATCGGTGTAAATATGTAATTATTGCTTAAAACCCTTATATTATAAGGACTTAACGATTACATATTTGTTTACACTTTAATTTTAAAAATGTAAACATTCCGTTATTTAACAAATGTTCCTTAATGGGGGGGTAAATGGTTTTTTATTTTTTTTATTTTGTGTCTATAGTATATAGAGAAATAACGAACTAGACCTTTTTAACTGGAATAACACATGGCAAGACGCAGACCCACTAAATCAGGAATACAATACGAAACACGCGGTAGAAGACCAGCGGACATACATAGCCCACTAACACGAAAGCAAGAACTGTTTGTAAAAGAACTGGTAAGTAAGGACGGGCAGATAACATTTAGAGAGGCGGCGATCAATGCTGGATACTCTGTTGGCTCTGCACATACTAGAGCGTATGAGCTCACTAACCCAAGAATATCACCACACGTATGTCATGCCATAAAAGAATATAGGCGTGAGCTGGACGAGAAGTATGGGATTACATTTCACAGGCATATCCGTGATCTGCAAACTATCCGTGATCTGGCGCTTCAGAATGGTGCTTACTCTGCGGCTGTTATGGCTGAGAAAGCCAGAGGCATGGCGCAAGGGGATATCTACGTTAATAAATCAGAAATACGACACGGGAGCATAGACAGTATGTCTAAGGAAGAAGTAATGAAAGCATTAGAGGAGATCAAAAATAGTTATGCCCCAGTCACCATCGACGTCACACCTGAAGAAAATACCAGTAACCGCAATAAAGCGAGAGAGCGGATTTTACAAGCAAGTAAAGGAAGCAGCGAGTCGGTCGAACTACAAACTGATTCTAACTAGAATTGAAAACTGGGTGGGATCTGGAATACCAGATCTGTTAATGTGTGACCAGCTGGGTGCTTTTCATTTTGTAGAGCTCAAATATACTACGACTAATAAAGTAGACTTACGTCCGTCACAGGTAGCTTGGCTAACCAGACACGGGAAGGGTTCGTGTTGGGTGCTGGTCAAGAAACAACCCACGCCGTCCGATGTAGCAGAGATTTATTTATTTAAGGGATCTGACGCTGTGGATCTGAAGATGGACGGTCTGGATAAGGTCAAGCCAGAGTTTAAATGCAGACAACCTTTTCAATGGGATAAAATTTTTCACTTGATTTGTCCAACATAGGGTGCTAAGTATGGGATTAAATCAACAACTACTATGGAGATAAAACTATGGAAGATTTACGAAAAAAATATGAGGAGGGAGGTATTGCTATCGGCATCTGGGAGTGTAGCTTTTATTTTGTAGACCGTGATGGAAATGCGGTTTTAGATGAAAAAGGTGAGGTCAGAACTTTTATTGCCGACGACCATGACTATAGTTATATGGCAGATGGGGTTGAATTTGATGACTTATACGAGATCTTTGAAAATAAGGAGTAAAACTATGACAAAATATGAAGATCCAATACAACCGGACTGGGATAGCCTGAAGCTTTCCCCACTTAAAATGGTAACTTATTTGCAGATCGCCACGCTTCGTGCGGCATTTAAGCAGATAGCTGGAGAGATCCAAGAGTTTGGCGGCAGAACTGAACTGCAATTAGATGGAGTTGAGTTTATGGGCAAGTATAATCAAAGCGAGATGGAACGTATCCAGCGCAGACTGGCTATTGTTCATGATAAGTTACTAGATCAATTCAACGCTGGTGGCTTCAAAGACGCCAGCGCTTACCAATTAGATTATCTGTGGGAGGAACCAAAATGACGCGCAGTAAAATGTTTTTGATATTAAGCGTTGATGAGGTGCAAAGATATTTTGCTGTTAACGGTTTTTTAAAAACCCCCTTATCAAGACGTAAAATAACTTCTTTGTTAATAAGAGGCTTTGATAAAGATCAGATCTATAACATTGGTTGTGATCTGTTTTGTAACTCAATTCCGTTTGGAGGGTTTCATGACTGAGCAATTTTATATTGTCGACTTTGAGGGCGTGTGTCTTAACCAAAGAGACTTAAAAAATCTTTTGCAAATTGTATCTGTTTGCTCTGATGCTGAGATTGATACGAAAACCTTATCTAACCCTGAACTTTTTGAAAAGTATAAGTACGTTAGAATTAAGCTTGCTGATATTCATGAAATTCTAAAAAATATTAGGGTTTCTAAAATATCCTATGATGGGTCTGGTACGTTCTTGGGAGGTGAGTAATGAAAAAATTTAGGGTAGCAATTGCGTATGAAGAGGGCTTTCACTTTGAAGTTGAGGCTAATACTGAAAAAGATGCAGAGAACAAAGCCTTAAAGATTACTGAGGACTATGGCGGTTTTTCTTTTTGTGATGAGAAAGTAGCAAAGGAATATTATTTAAAAACTGTCCATAGAGATTTCCATTCTGTGCAAGTTGATATTGTAGGAGGAAAATAATGTATGGTGATCAATTAAACTTATTCAAGAGCTCTTGGGCAGTTAATGAGGGGTTCAGTAGTCTTTACGATAAACTTATCGCGCTGGTGCCTTTTGAGGGTAAAATACCACAGGGCAGATCTAAGAATAAATATTTGGAGCGCTTTCGTGTTGCCAGCAACTTATTATATGATTTGTTTAATAATGGCCTGATAAATAGACGTTCTCATTTTCATCAATTTTTTAAAGTATCCGTTTATTGTAGGGGTGGGATCGGTGATGCCCAGTTTAAAAGACTAGACGAAAAGCTGGAGCCAGTTCTAACCCAGATCATGCAAGACGCGGCCAGAGAACAGGGGATCAAACAATGAAAATAATACACATAAATAAAAATATCATACAGCGTAACGCCAAGCGTGAAGAGCGTGAGCCCGTAGTTCGTGTAGAGTATGACTACTGGGATCAGAAAGCAAAGCGGCAGAAAACGCAGACTAAATATTGTATGGAGGTAGAATTGCCAGCTAATGCGCGTATGGTTTACAGGCCAGATCGTCCAAGACCATGCGGAGCAAAATTATGGATAGAAACCAAAAGTAGGCTGGTTCTTCATGGCGTAAAAGGTAGGAAGAGCCCTTTGCGTCTGGAAGCGTGTGACGCTTGGGATCTATGGGATTGAAAGGAGGTGATATAGATATTATTTTTAATTGATTGGTTCGGCCGTCTTATGTATGGATCGAAATATGATGAATACAGGAGCAGGATAGACCGCCGCCGCCGTAAATAAATGAAAGGCCAGTTGTAATTGACTGGCCTTTTTTATTGTGTATAGTATGAGAGATTGTCACTAACTAAGGAGTAAAACTATGACAGATATTAAAGAAGTAAAACATCATTGCGTATTTTGCAAAGAGCCCATATTACCAGATGAAAAAACTGGCTGGGCGGAGGGTAACAACCCAGAACCGTTAGTCGATTATGACAAAGGCCGGTCTTGTAAGCAATGTACTGAAACTGGGGTAGCCGCCGCTAGGTTTGCTGAGATAGCCGCTTATGGAAAGATCAATGAATTTAAGAAAAGATCTAAGGCGGCGTTTAATGCTGGTAATAAAGAAGCCATTGTTAAAGAATATGATGCTCTGATCCAGCAAGAAAAAGAGAGGCTAAATCAATATTATAAAGCGGTTACTATGTCTTTATGGATCGAAGCAAAGCAGCGGCGTGAAAGAAAATAACTTTCTGAAAAATTAATTCTTGAAAAGTATAGGCATATATGCGACAAATAAAGTGGGCTGGTAAAACAGTCCGCTTTTTTTAACATAACAAAGGATAAAAACTATGAACGAATTTACTTATAAAACAGACGCCTTAACTCATGGTATTAGTAGCGAAGCTGGGTTAATTGCTTCAAACTGGGCGCGTAGGCCAGCTGATGAACGGTTTACATCTTTGCAAGCATTGCGTGATTTCAAGTTTAATGATTATCAGATGATGCAAGCGGACGTTCTTAATGTTAAGAATTTACATATAAACGGTGATGTAGATGAAAACGACATAAGACAAGGCAAGATAAAGCTGGAATTTACTGATCAGAATAAACAAGAACATCAGGCCGTTCCTACTCATTGGTCTTTTGGCCAGATCAGTAGTTTAGCTGGTGCGCCAGCTGGCTACTTGCGTGATCTACCAGCGCCATTAGCGGCGGATTGTGTTAAATGGGGTTTATTAGAAAACAGAAATAAAGAGCTGGTAAAATCTTATAAATCTACAAAAGGCCAATTAAGAGCTCTTACTGGATCCGAATACGGCCGTATATATGATTGGGAAATAGTAGCCGCTGTGCAAGAAATAGCCGCCGCGACTAAATTCAAAATTCCCGGTTATATAACTGGATCTGAAAGCGGCATGGCCGTTTATGATCCTTTTGCGCCAGTGACTAATGAGAGCACTACTATTTATGGATCTGATAGAGACGTTTTTATTTTTCTAGTAGATGATCTGAACCCTATCGAAATAGGCAAGCTACCTAACGGTGAGCCAGATTTAGTGTTTAGGGGTTTCTATATCTCAAATAGTGAAGTAGGCGCCAAGTCTTGTAAGATAGCTACCATGTATATGCGCGGCATATGCCAGAACCGATACGCATGGGGTGTTGAAGATTTTAGTGAAATTACTATTAGACATACCAAATTCGCGGCGGAACGTTTTAGTGAAGAAGCCCAGCCAGCGCTTAGATCCTTCAGTAATGGATCTACCACAAAAGTGCTGGACGGTATACAAGCGGCGCAAGAAGCGCAAGTGGCGGAAGATGAAGAACAAGCCTTAAAATTTCTTCAAAAGCGCGTAGGCCTATCCGCTAGAATGGCAAAAGCCGCTTACACTAGACATGGTGAAGAAGAACAAAAGCCTATGAAAACAATCTGGGACGCGTCAAACGCTATAACAGCTATAGCGCGTGATATACCACACCAAGATAATAGGCTGGATCTGGAACGTAAAGCTGGCCAGTTATTGGATACTGTAGCCGCTTAGATCCATTTATATATGAACCACTAAAGGCCGCTTTATGCGGCCTTTTTTTTATCTTATTGACGTAAACTTATTTTTTCCTATACTTGGATTTAAACATAACTATTGAAAGGAAAAACTATGAGAAATTATCCTATTTGGTTTGATATCAATTCTTGCGCCTACGCTAAGAATAGCGGCGCCAAGACTGGTAATAAATCTTTTGGCGTGATCCAGCACAACACGCAAAATATAAACGTAGGCTTTGGCGCTGTTAATTCGCATTACTTCGGCTCGCTGGACATAAGCGTTAAAGAAGATCCAGAAAACGGCGTAAAGACTTTTCAG